TCTGTATAATTTGCTTTATATCCATGTCCTAATTCTCCTTGAAGTGATCCCATAAATCTAGTATCATAATCCCTCATATTATTAATTTTCCACTGAGGAGTTCCAAACCTATAATCCATATTAGCTCCAGTAAATATATTTCTATCGTTTTCCCAACCTCTTGTTCCACGAATAGCTCCAATGTCTAAATTAGGTTTAGAGAATCTAAGGGTAGGAGAAAAAGATGCATTAATACCTGTATTACCACCTAAAGTTCTATCATATAAAGCTGAAGCTTTAAGACCAAATCCCTTTTCTCCTCCGAATTGATATTTTCTAAGTCCACCTTTTTTAGACATATATTGAGATTCTCCTCCTAAATCATCTGTTATTTCAAAAGAATTACCTCCTTGAGGTGTTTTATTTGCCATATTATTCATTAACCATATAACATCTTCTTTATTGTACATTCTAAATATTCTACTATCTGTACTTTTTAATTTTCCAAATTGTCCATAAGCTTTATCATAATCTTCAGCAGTAAATGTTTTAAAATCTCCTGTTGAATTAAATATATTAGCATTCTGCATCATATATCTTAATCTAATTAAATCTCCTCTAGTTTCATGTGCTTGTGCGTCATGACTCCCTTCTTGAATATCTCCTGATTGAAGTTTTAAATTATGATCTCCAACCCAATTCTGAAAAGGTAATGATAACCAATTATTATCAGTATGTCCTAATTCATGAGCTAAAACACTAGATCTCATTCCTGGAGGCATATTTATTTTTCCTTTGTGATAATAAGCTCCATATTGACTTGGATTTTGAAGAAGATTTGTAGAATTCCATTGGTTTTGGCCTTTTGTTCCAAACTCTGTTATTTGTTCAAGAGCTTGAGGAGTATAATCTTGACCCTCAAATGATAAACTAGGATAATTACCTGTTATAGTATTAAAATATTCACCTTTTTTATAATCCTCAAACCAATTTAATACTGATTGATTATCTTCACTAATCTCACCACCTCCTCCATTCTGATACTTTCTTAATCCGCCTTTTTGATTAAACCATCCACCCACTGTATCTGATAACCCAAGTGCAACATTCTTCAGTTTTCCTAATCCTGCTGTCTCCAAGTTTTGTACTCCAGGAATTAATTTCTTTCCAGCTCCATACATACCACCAAAAGCTCCAAGTATTTTATTCCCTGCTTCTTTCCAATTTGTAGGATACCCAGATGTATTCAAACTTCCAAATGGAGTTTTAATTCCTAACCCAGGATTTCCTTGTGTATTCCATCCAAATCCCCAATTCATATTATCATACATATTATTAGATGATGTATTACCCATTGTTGATGTGTTATTAGGATGAAAAATTCCCCACTCATCAAAATATCCTTCTGTTTCCGTAGTTCCTCCATCTTGATACTTTCTTATTCCACCTCTTTTTTGAAATGCAGGAGCTACATCTTTATAATTTTCAGCAAAATATCTAGCATTTTCTTTAGCAAGAGGACCATGAAATTTAATATATTCATTTGGATTATTTGTTGGACCGGTAAATTTTAATTCTCCATCTACATTTTGTATTTCTGGAATAACTATATTACCAAAACTTCCTATATAATGAGTTCCAGTACGTCCATCTGGAAATAAATAAGAATTATCAGTTGGAGCTATCATTCTTCTTATACCCTGATGATTAGGATTAAAAGCTAATGTATTACCTATAGCAGCTTTTATCATTCCTGGAGAACCTATTGATTGTAATTCACCAGATACATCATTTGCTAAAGGCATTCCAGTAGTATTTTTTAATGGAACACCTCCATATTGCATTTTTCTTATTCCTCCTTTTTTAACAACTTTTGTATTTTCATTTAAATCTTCTCCAATAAAATCTACTCCACTTGGATCTCCTTTATCTGAAACTTTATTTAATAAATCTCGTATTTGCTTATCTTGAAAAAGCTGTTGTAAGTCCCTCAAACTTGATCCACTTTTTCCATATTCACCAAAGAGTCCATTACTCTTATCTCCAAACTTTTCAAAATGCTCTAATATTAAATTATAATTTTCTTCAGTTACCTCTTCATTAAATACATCAAATAATCCGTATTTATCTACTTCATGTCTAATTGCATTTAGTCTAGCTACTATTTCATCGTATCGTATATTTTTATTAGTTAAATAAAAATATTTTGTTGGATCTGCTGACTCTAAAGGAATACCAAACATATTTCCAGGAACTTTCTGTCCTTCATCAAAATCTTTATTTAATGTAAGATATTTGTCTATTAGATTTACACTTGATTGTGGTACTAAGAAAGGTATTTTAAAATCTTTATTACTAGAATCAAAAACTGTATTTCCTAACATAGTACGACTCATAAGTCCTGATAGTACTGAACCTTCCTGTGATTTAATTTTTGGTTTAAAAAATCCTCTATCTCTCTGATGTGTTTTTTCATGTGCCATTGTAGAACCAAGTGTAGGAATCTTTCCTACAAATTGTATACCTTCTTCAGTTCTTGGTCTATAAAATGTAATCTTTCCAGTTGTAGGATCTGTTGAAGCACTTATCATATTATTATTATCTTTACTACTAATATCAAAACTATAATCAAATGTACCATTACTCATAAGATTAGCATTTCTATATCTATTAAATTTCTCTACTGACCAGTCAGAAAATGGTCCATTACCCTTTTGATCTTTTTTTATTTCTTTAGTAACTAGGTCATTATATCTATCACTAAGTTGCCATCTTCTCATAAAGTTTGCTCCTGCATATATATTATTCATTCCCTGATAAACATCATCTTCTTTCTGTAGAGTTACCTCCTTGAGGTGTTTTCCTGCTTTTTGATATTTTCTTACTCCTCCTTTTTGATATGCCGCTGGTGATTCTATTATAGTTCCCTCATAAGGACCAGTTGGTAAATCTTGTATTCCTGGAGGTACATTTTTATAACTCTCTACTAAATGTCCTTGGCTGTCTATTTTTTGAATATCAATAGGAGCCTTCATACCAACCGTATTAAAAGATTGTCCAGGTTGTACATTAGGGAAAGCCATAGATGCATCAGTATTTCCCATAGCATGCTGTTCTCTTAAACCTATTTCTTGTTCTTCTGGAGTATTAGCAACCTGCATACCTTGATCTTGTTGCATTTGTTCTTGCTGCATTTGTTGTTGTGCCTGCTCTTGTTGTTGTTGTTGTTCGAATTGAGATATAAGATCTACACCTTGATCTGCTGCTTTAAACACATCAATTATACTTCCTGGGAAACTTGAAGTTTTAATCCGTTCTAATAATTGTCTTCTAGTCTGATTTGTTGGCATCCTTAGATTTTGCTTTTGCTTGTTTATCTGCTATATCTTTTTTTGCTTTAATATCTCTATTTGCTGTATCTCTTTTAATATATTCACTTTCTCTTTTAGCTGCATTACTTTCTATATCACTTTCTCGTTTCATCTCATTTAATTCCCTAGAAATTTGATTAACCTCTCTACTTATTTCTTCTTTAGATTGATCACCTCTACTTTTTTCCATTAATTCTAATTCTTTTAATTCTAATTCTTTTTCCTTAATGTCATATTCTCTGATCATTTTTTCTAATTGTAAAGACTCTATACCGCTTGCTGATTGTTGTTTAGATTCAGCATTAATTAAAGCTATTTCAATATCTTTTTGTCTTTCTTTTTCATTTTCAAGGTTCTCTGCTTCTAATTTCATAGCTTCCATCTGTTGCATTTGTTGTTGAGCTTCAGCTTGAGCCTGTTGTTGAGCTTGTTCTAATTCAGCAGAAGCTTTATCAGCTTTTTTAAGACTGTCTTTAATTTGTGTAAAACTGTCTGAATCTAACATCTCAGCAATATCTCCTGGTTTAGCTCCATTCTGCATCATAGCTTGAGTTAATCCTTTAATATTTTGTAACTTCTCAGCGTCTTTACCTGCATCAGAAACAAATATTCCATAATTAGTTTCCATATGCCCCATACTATCTATATCTAAAAAATCAGTTGTACCATCAGGCATAACATACGTACCTTTTTTACCTGTTAACCATGCTTCTTTAGAATAATCTAGTAATGCTTGAAAATCTCTTTGTTCCATTCTTTCAAACTTTCTAAATAAATCTTCAGTAATATGTGATGATTGTAAAATAGCCTGTTGAGAAGATGCCTTACCTTCATATGCTCCAATTTCACCTTGTCTTTGTCTACTTACTCCAGATATTTTTTCCCATTCAACCAGAATAGATTCTAATAATTGTATATACTGAGCAATAGTTTTAATAGACATATCCATAACAGATTGATGTTGTGGATTTAATTGTACTCCTTCTTTATTATAATCTACCCAAGCAATTCCAGTTCCCTCTACATAGTACATAAATTTATCCATATCCCATTTCTTAGGAATCATATTAATATCAAAAGAACCAATAATATCTTTTGACTTTGCTATAGATAATTCTAATCTATATTTATATATGTTATAATTTAATTGATAAGGTATCCCTAACTTAACTAGTGAAAGATTAGATGCATTAATATCTGAATATTTTCTCCCATTAATAGGAAGTTTACATTTAGAAGGATTATCTAAAGACAATCTTTGATTTGAAATAGGATTAATATTAATATATATTCTCCCATCTATTCTTGTTCCTTCCCATACTTCATTAACCCATTTCCATTCAAGAACTGCTCCTTGTTCTTTCATTTCTTTAGGTAATCTAAATCCATCTGCAACCTCTTGCTCTTCTATAGATCCCGTTTGAGGATCTAAATAAGTTAAAAATCCTATTCTTTTTCTAGATTTCCAATAAACATTTATAACCTCAAGTAATCTATTTCTATGTGCATTAACATCTTTATTAGATGAATGTGCATATAAAAAAGAAACATCTGCTTCAGAATGTCTAGGTTCTTCTAATTCTAATATTTGTTGTTCTGATAAATCATCATAATACATATCAATTACACTAGATGCATGAACATACTTTCTAGTTAAAGCCCAATCCCCATCTTCTACAAATTCTAAATCTGGATCAAGATCATAATCTACATCTATTGGATTAAGTACTTCGTAAAAAGGCTCACCATTTCTAACTCCTCTATGGGTATAAGTTTCTCCACTAACTAAATAATGAAACCATGCTTTTTGTATTTTATCATATACTTCTTGATCTTGAAATATAAAATTTAAAGATTTTTGACCTAAAATAGCTCTTTGATCAACATAACTAGCCTCAAACATCTCTGCTATATGTGCAGGCATTGGGTTTTCTTGTTCTTGTTGTTCTGGACTCATCCCCATATCTTGACCTTGGCCCTGAACAGCCTGCATAAAATGTAACTGTAGATTTTTAAAGATTGCTTCACTTTTAGCCTGTTCTTTAACAGAAGTAGTATCAGAATTTTGTACTGTAACGGTATAATTGAGAGGTCTTTTAGATTTTTCCCCTAGAAGAAGATCAATTATGGGTTTGATAATGGGGTAATTACGCATCTCTGAAGGAAAGTTCTTACGAGATTTTCCGTAAGGCTTTAATACATAATTATAATCCGCCTCATCAATTATACCATTATAGTAATCATATAAAATTTTTAATTCATCTCTCCTTTGAGAGTATCCTGAACCTGCGTCAGAGAGATCTATAAATGCTTCAACACACTCTTCTCCCCACTTTTTATTTTTTTTGCTAATAGGCAGTTTTTGCCTAGGTATTTTATCATATCCCATAATCTACAAATTTAACTATTTTTTTTATATTATATTTAACCTTAAAATATTTATGAATACCTATTATAAATATACCACTAGAGATAATCACATATATCATATAAACCGTATTTTAATGTTAGTTCTTCTCCTTGTTCTATTTTCTTTAATGTTTTTAATCTCCTATAGTCATCATCTCCTTCATCTTCTATAAGTTCACAATTAGGATCTTCTGAATGATTTATAAATCCTCCTAAAGGTGTTCTAATATAATTATGTTGAAAATTAGGATCATAAATATGCGTTATACCTATAACTACCTCTCCCGGAATATCTTCTTGTGCGAGGATCCCTGCTCCATGAATGTCTGATGGTCCTATTGCTAAGTACTCCGGTAGAGGGTTATAAGGTTCTTTATCTTTACATTTTTCCATTTAATAATAATTTTGGTCAAACCATTTATCTGCAGCTCTATCTTCTAATACATCTTTTACTTCCGCATTATACAATTCTCTAGTATGATACATTCCAATCATTAACGACATAACACGGTCAAAGTTTCCTACATGATTGAATTTAATTAATTCCGTTAATAATGCTGGATCATAAATTTTATGCAAATTTAGTAATTGTTTTCCAGATTCGTCCTTACTTCTTACAGTATTTAACCAATCTCTTATATATATTTCACCTTGACGCTTTCTAGCGTCTGTCATATGCATACCATATTGACGTTTTACAGTCTTACTTCTAAGTTCTCTTTTATCTAACATTTCAAATTCCTCTTGAAGTTTGTGTAACTTTCTAAATCTTTTAGCGTATGCTATAACCTCACCCCTGTCATTCTCAAATCCTATCTTACATCCATAGTAATCAGCCAATAAAAATAGATTTCTATTATAATCATCTTGTGTATGAGGCCTCCCTACATAAGATGCTACAATAATATCATCAGGCTGTGATAAATTATTTGGTCTTTTTAATACATAAGCAGATCCTAAAGATGAAGAATCTGCTGATTGATTTTGTCCATAAGGGTCATGACAAATAACATATAAATTTCTTGGAACTTGTTGTTTTTCATTTTTATATGGTGCTTCATATATAACTACAGCCCCTGTCTTATCATCATCTTTTCTATGAGGATATTTAACTATTTGTTTTAAATCTCCATCTACAGTAAATTTAACTTTACCTTCTGAATCATTATATAATCTTCCTACCGTTCCTATAGCTTGAAGCCCCCTGGCTTTTACAATATTATATTGTTCTTGTAAAGATGCTACATCAAATAAATTTGCTGTTACTTGTAAAGTAGCTTCTTGAGGAGAAAAAGGATGCTCTGCTATATATTGGTCTAACGATTTAGCATCTGCAGCACCTTTTTTCTTTTCCCTCATTTCTTTCTCATACTCTGTAGCTTTTTCTTTTATAGAATTACCTTGCTCGTCTATAAATCCATCTAAATTAGTTTGTATAGGAATAAAGTACCCACATCTAGTACCAAAAGCTCCTTCATCCCATATATTTTCATAATCCATACAATCATATGCCGCAGGATTATAAAATATCTCTTCCATTGCTTCGAAGTCAGCTCCTTCTGTACCTCCTGTTCCAAATGCAATCATCATTCCTAATGTCTTGGCTCCCTGTCTCATTGTAGGCATAGTTACCTCCCAAGCTTTTAATAATCCTGGGAAAGATCCAGCTTCTTCAAAGAAAACTAATTCCCCTGCTTTTCCCCTTACCTTATCTGGATTATCTTTTAAACTTACCCCCATAATTTGAGACTTCATCCCCATTTCAATTTCTATACCATTAATTTTCTTTTTATATCCAGACATTTTAGTCATTTCTCTATCACGAAGTCTTGGTTGAGCCCATGCGGTATGATCATCTATAAAAGATAAGAACTCCCAGGCTTTAGATAAAAGTCCATCCCCAATTAAGTATTCTTTTTGTGCAGCAAATACAAAGTTTTTAGAATTTTTTACAAAGAAATAATTACGAGCAAGCATAGATCCTGCTTTATATGAATATCCCTTTCTCCTAGCTTTAAGGACAATCATGTGCCTATTCTCTGCTCTAGCTTTATCTATTTCTTGGAAATACTCCCAATCTCCATCATAAAATCTAGGGAAACTACGCTCACGTCTAGATTGTATTGTACCATCTGGTAGTTCTTCGTCTATAGCCCTATCAATAGGACAATAATTTAAATAAAAGTAATGAAATCCAGTAATAGATAATTCATCTACAGTATATCCATACATACATCTCTTCTTTTCTTCATCCCAAAAGTCATAATATTCTCTTGTTCCTGGAAGAGCTTTTGTATAATGACCATGCTTTAAAAATGTAAGTGCTGCAGGTCTTATTCTATTTATATCTTTGAATTTAGACATTGATTCTTAATTTTTAAAAGTTCAGAGCATTTTTCATATTCTTCTGTGTTTGTATAATATTCTATTACCATATCAATTATATCTGCAGTTCTACCATCTTCTGATATAGGGTCAAATGGTAAATAAAACTTATCTACAATTCCTTCTTTCTCAAAACTTTCATAAATATCGTCTAAAGACTTTCTTTTTGTTATTAAAGCATAGGCATTTTCCATAGCTTGTTCATACATCTCTAAATCTTCTAAAAATTCCATTACATACTATATTTATTTACTTCTACTCCACCTCTATTTGTATTGGCGGCTTGTTCTTCTTTTTTAACTATTTCTTCTAATCTACTTAGTCCATCTACTACCTTCCCCATATTAGATAAATTAGCTATTAAATCTTTAGCATGAAATATAGGTTTACCATGATCATCCATCATAGTTAAATCTATATCTCTAAAATATTTTTCTAATTTAACTACTGATTCTCTAGCGGCTTTTAATAATCTTACTGCTGAGGTTTCAATTAACTTTTCATATTTATCACACGCACCTAATACTTTAGGGGATGGAGACCATTTCTTTTTTTCTCCAAATATACTATTTTTTACTTCAATATTACGTTGTTTCCATTCATATACTGAAAATGGTGATCTATGATCTATCATAAAGTATACAAAAGATAATTCTTCTAAAGATAAATCTTTAAATTCGTCTATAGATAAAGAATATGCACTAGGTATAGCTTTATTATTATCAATATATATTAAATCGTTATTTAGACTCATTTTTTAATCTATTTATATGTTCAATTCTTTTAGGGTTAACAGAGAATTTCCCAAAATATGGGAGACGTATAATTTCAAACTTACCTGCTTTCATTATTTTAGTTGTATATTTAAACTGATAATTAACAATCTCTTCTATTTTTTTCAAAGATAAATTATATTTATTAGCTAAACTATATATTATCTCTTTTTTATTTTTTTTCATTTTGAGATTTCCATTTATTTTCAGGACAATCAGCAGTTTTCCATTTAGCTTTCTGTTCTAATTTACATCCACATGTTGTACACCTCATAACATTTCTTTTTAAAGATGGACATTTTAAACATGTTTCTAATCTTTCTTTATAATCTTCTTCTGTTACATTAGGTGCTCCTTGAGCTATATATGTTCCTAATTCTTTAGAAAAATTACTTATCATTTTAAATACTGAGGGATATATTTTACTCATCTATTTGTTCTACTTTTAAATTTACTAATTTACCTTTTTTATCTTGAATTATTATTATTATATAAGGATCTGCTTCAAAGAAAGTAAAGACTAATCCGAAATACATTAATCTCTATTTATATTTATTTCTACTACATCTGTATCTGGGTGTAGAAAAGGATTTAATTTATATGTATTATCATTTTTTAACATTACACCTTTATCTTTAAAACTTTTAACATAATTATTTAAAGTATTATAATCTTTTATCCCTACTATTCTAGCTACATCTTTTTTATTTTTAACACTGCATAAATTTACTTCTTCTGTAATATTATTTACATCTATAAATGCAGATAAAATACTTAATTCTTTATCTGTTAATTTAAATATTCCATTCCATAATTGTACATATTTATATGTACTGTTTATATTAACTGTTATTTTTTTCTTTTTCATTTCTTTTTTCTTTATCTTTTAATAATATCTCTTTTAATTTTCTGTCACCGTACATAGGCCTAGCATTTTCTGTTTTAGCATATACATCAGGATTAAATATACATTTAACTTCTCTAAGTAATCCTTCTTTATCTCTTTTAACAATCCATCTTCTTAATGGATATGTATCTGTCTTTAAAAATGTCTTTAAAAAACTCATAATTTAAATTTTTTGTGGGGGTTACCCGTTATTAAACAAATGTATCTATCCTTAGTAGTAAATAATCTTCTCCTACATTTAGAATTATGAAATCCTAGTCTATGTAGTATATACCTAACCTTTCTCATTAAATTTTATTTGAGCTCTACCACTAGTTATAACAATAGTAGATGTTTTAGATTGCCTATTAAACTCCTCTATATATTTAGATATATCTTCTTTATCACATAAATATGATAAGAACACTTGAAGTTCTTTAGCTGCTAATTTAGTTGCGTCTTTTACCTCTTCAGCTATAACTTTAGCATCTAATAAAGCTTGAAAATCTTCAATAGATATAGTAACAGATCCGTTTACCACTTTCCTAGTATTTGATGTTCTGAAATAATTAAATACGTTTCTCCATCAATTTCTGTTCTTGCAGCTTCTGATCTAGGATCTACCATAACAATATCTCCTTTTTCCACAAAGTGACAACTAGGACCAACTGCTAATGCCTCTAATACGTTAGATCTTTTAGAGTTCTCTAAAGCAGTTGCTTCATCTAATATAATACCTGATTCTGTTTTTGTAATTACTGGGTCTGGAAGGACAACCCACGATCCGCTTGGTTTAAATTTCATAGTCTATATATTTTTATGCAAAGATATAAACTATTTTTTTATAAATCCAAATATTTTTTATA